TTGGTTATGTATTATTTTTTTAACATATTAATTGGATCTTTCAGGATTCCAAAAGGATTCGTAATAAATTTAAATAAATGTTTCACCTTTTTGTACAAAAAATATACAAAAAATGGTCAGAATTTGCGCAAAATCCCCCTTTTTCTTTTCCATTATTATAGAATAACAACTATTGATTTTTTATTATTACTTACGTAATAATAAAAAACAACATTTACCAGTTGTTATAGCTATTTATCGTAACATTTTATCAAATTTTTAATAACCTCGCCGCCCAGAGCCACGACGAAGTCGTGTGCGTCATTTACACCAGCATTCATTTACACCAGCATTCATTTACACGGGAAAAGAGTTTTCTAGTATACAGGAATACAATGATTACTATGGATATGAATAGTAGAGGAGAAAAATAATGTAGTAACTAATGACGCACACGACTTCGTCGTGGCTCTGCGCTCAAGATTTCATAAGAAATGATGAAAAACGAAACCGTAAATATTATTTAGATTGGCAGACTTGAAGATATTATTTTATGGAATATTATTTTATTGTATATTATTTTATTGTATATTATTATATGAATCAAAGTGACGAACAAAAGCAGGATACATTTACTAGTCCAAAACAGGATGAGAAATTATCAAAGGATATTATATTTTATATAGTAACAATAATAAGTGGTTCAGTTGTATTATATTTAGGGTTTACAGCTTCTAAACAACCATTGGGTTATATATTAGCATTAATACCAATATTAATTTCAATTGCATATGCTCTAAGTGATGCTGTCAGATTCGCGTTCTTATTATTTGCTCTTGGTGGAGGTATAATCATATTACCTATCATTATATTATCATTTATAATGTCTTTGGTATACACCAGATATTAAATAGGATTAATATATTTTAATTTTAATTTTATATTAAAAAATTATTTTTATATTTTTCACGTTATTTATGGTCGCATTTTTTATAAAATTCCACAAAAAATTATATTTTAATATTTTTTATAATGATTTATATATAATCATATTTATGGTGGTATTTTTAATATTTTATACACAATATCGCGCACAGAGCCACGACGAAGTCGTGTGCGTCATTTTTTCAAAATAATATTATATAATCTAACATATGAGTTCTGTTCATGAAAATTTTATTCAAATGAACGTAAATTCACACGAATATATATTACAAAATAATTTACAGAATATAGGAAGTTGTTATCATTTTACTTTGGATTTTACAGATAGTTTTTATACAAATCTAGAAGATATAAAAAATATATATTTGCCAAAAGCACTTAAATTATTTCAAAAATATATATGTCAAAATATTAAAATTGTAGACGATAACCCAAATACTTTTATATATTATACAATTAATTATATTAGAAAACAACATAATAAACTAAGTTTAAAAACAAAAACATGGAGTATACCTAAAATTAATGGATTTATTTTTACAACATCGTATTTACCTGAAAAAAAATATTACGGAATGAATTGTGGTCTAAAAAGAGAAACGTCTTTTAAATTAAAAATTGAATTAATCATTCAAAAAAAAAATATTTTTATAGAAGCATTAAAAGATGAATATGAAGATGAATATGAAGATGAATATGAAGATGAATATGAAAATGAATATGAAACAAATTTGAACATACTTGAATATTATGATAAAAATAATAATACATTTCATAATATTTTTGAAAAATATAAAGATAATGAATCATTTTTATTAAAATGTCATACAATCAAATATTTATCAAGTCAAGGAGAATTAAAATGCTCACAAATTTTATCTAAACATAAGGATATCAAACTTATTAAAAAACAATATATCTTTAATGATTGTATAAATATAAATCCATTACCATTTGATTTTTACATCGAATTAAAAAATGGGATTTATTTTTTATTAGAATACCATGGTCAACAGCATTATAAAGAAGTTCCATTATGGGACGGTGAAGATGGATTTAAAGAACGTCAATATAGAGATAACATAAAAATAGATTATTGTAAAAAACATAATATTCCATTATGTATAATCTCATATAGACAATTTAATAACATAGAAAATGAAATAAATTTATTCATTAATAATTTTATTGAAAAACCTGATCATACAACCATTAAAACGGAAAAAACTATATTAGATTTTATCTAATTTATTAAAAACATTCAACATAAAATACTCTTTTTATGGTTTCATTTTAAACATTTCTTATCAACCCCCGAGCGCAGAGCCACGACGTAGTCGTGTGCGTCATTTATACTAAAAATATTTACTGAATACATTCTTTTACAAGTTCCCAAATTAGTTTTTTATTCTCAAATGGAAAATCATCAGTATATGAATGAAATGTATTGTACAAAAGATATCCTGTCATATGTTTAATATACTTTACGTCACTTGGTTCTATTACATTATTGGAAAGTAAGTAATTCCAAAATGCTTCTTTAGTTGATTCACATAAAGTCTTCGGTATATGTATACCATAATGAATTATATGATCTAGACCAAGAATTGATTGATAAATTTTACTCCAATCATAAATAGTATGACCCTTAATTGTACAAATTTCACCAATTCTACCACGTACGTCAAAAAACTTGAATTGTTGTTTATATAACATCACATTTGAAAACCAAAGATCACCATGAATTATGGAGTTAATAGGATATTTTTTTTCAAGAAATTCGTCTAGTTGTGTACGAATAATATTTTTTATAGATTGAAAATCAGGAAATGGATAATCACTTGCGACTAAAGACCTTTGTTCAAATTTAAATATATAATGATGCCTTAAATCCTCTAAATTAATCTTAACACCATCTTCAATCTCTGCAGAATGAAAAGATATCACCGTATCTAAAAATCTATAAAACAAAGATTCCGATAACAATCCTTCAGAATATATTTTAAACAATATTGTTCCATTTATGTATTCCATTACAAAAGAATTGCTAGTATCATTACTAACTATTTTTGGAAAAAGATTAGTAATTTTAGGACAACTTAAAACATGAGTATAGTAAAACACTTCTGAATCTACAAATTTTCCAACTTTACGAATATTATTCTTGCTTACACGAATTAACTGATTATGCTTGTTGACGTTTACATTTGACAGTAAAGTATTATCATAACTATAAAACCCAAGTTGTCGCGTAAGAGATATATCAAATGTATTGAATGATTTGTCATCAATATATAAATCAGCATATGGCTTCCCAAAATGTATTTCATCATATGGAATATCAAGTTCTCTCAGAGTTTCTAGAGTCACCAACCCTATGTTTTTTAAAGATACACCTACATTGTGATTCGATGATACCATATTTCTTGCTGTATGAATAATAATATAATGACCATCATTTTTTAACTGTTTTATTAAGGAAATAATATGAGGATGCACATTAACCGTACTATAATCTTTGTATGTATTTGGGTATGTTACTATAGTATTATCTAAATCAAATACAATTCTCAAACTTTCTGTACACTTTTTTAATTTTGATATATTTAAAAGAATATCTTTAGGAGTACCAATTGAATAACATTCAGAAAGACATACTCCATTTACTTTTTTACCTATGTTAAGTAACTGTTTTATTACCATTGACATATAAAACTCGTCTGTAGAATCAGATTTTATTACGTGTTGAGATGATTCTAATGCAGTTTGTAAAGACTCAAAACCATACCCTCCCACACATACATAATCACTAATTGGAATGCGTTCTTGAATATCTGTCAATAAACAATTATTATCTAATTTAACAAAAGAGTAATGAGACAATCCAGTATGATTTTTGTTGTACAGTACAAAATTCTTATTATTTTCTATTTTTGAAAACACTTCTTCAAGTCCTGAGTATATATTGTCATTGTCAAGCACAAGAACTTGTTCTTTTTTATCAATGTCACTTGCAACTAACTGCTTTAGACCTGTGTAAAGCGTTTCAGCTGGGCCACGTGTTTGATAATCAATTTTAATAAACACAAAATCTATATTCTTGAACGTGTTAATACAATATTGTTTGAATCCAAAACTTTCTAGTGTATAATGATAAAAAATATATAACTTTGAAACACCTAAACTCTCTACTACATATTTAATCATCGGTTTGCCACACACTAAATTCATTGGTTTGGGATACACGCTATCAAAACGCTCACCTATTCCTCCACACATCAATACTACAATCATATTATAATAACCAAAATGTAAAAATCTATATTCTTAAACGTGTTAATACAATATTGTTTGAATCCAAAACTTTCTAGTGTATAATGATAAAAAATATTCAATTTTAAACACCTAAACTCTCTACTACATATTTAATCATCGGTTTGCCACCATCAATACTACAATCATATTATAATAACCAAATTTAAAAAATTTATTTTGAAAGTTCGTAACTGTAATTAATTCTCTCAACTTTTAATCCACATTTTGATAAATGATGTTTCAACAAAGTTTCAGGATGAAATATTACTTTGTCTGTCCCACAATATTCTATAATAAAATCACTGCATTTACAATATTTTTCCATAGACGCAATATTTCCATATGCCACTTGATCATTTATACCTCCCCAATCTGCACCTGTTGGAATGTATACAGTAGTATTTGAATTAATGTTTTCCACTATTATTAAAGGATAATTACTTGAAATATCACCTCTGTACTTTACAATGGCGTCGAATGTAATTTTATACTTTTCTTGATACGATTGAATAAGTTCAAAACAACGTTTGTTATGATAATACATAGACCAAGTCCTGTGAAAAGAACTCTCTGGACGTTTACTAAATGTGTTAAGAATATCTGGTTCCTTAGTAATTTCTATATTAAGACATTCTGGTTTAATATTTAAATCATTACAAAGACGTTCTGTAGATGAAATTTCGTGAGCAGATTCATTTAATGAACAAAAAAAGGTTGTATCGTATAGTTCTATAAATTGCTTCAAGTTTTTTATAACAACATCGTATTTCGTTGTTTTCACTCTGCCTCCTAAAAAAATAGCTACTTTTTTTCTATGCATTTGCTTTTAAAAATTACAAATGTAAAAATCTATATTCTTGAACGTGTTAATACAATATTGTTTGAATCCAAAACTTTCTAGTGTATAATGATAAAAAATATATAACTTTG